TCTCGACACTTTCACTCTGCCCCTCGCGCATCGATCCTTCAAAACAGGAGTAATCATTCTCATAGTACTTCAGTCCTTGCTTCTCGAGCGCTGCTATGAGACTTGGTCTTTCTGGCACAGGCGTGTGCTTGATAAACTCCTTCATGCTGTACACAACTTTCTCCATCAAGTGAACATAAGGTCCGGCATATGCTTTAAAACGATCACAAAGCGGGTTTATGCCGCGCGCTTCCTTGGGCTCATCAAAATGTTCCAACTTGATGAAGCTCTTGATCTTCATCATCACCCAATCTGGTGGGCACTGTCCTCTATCCTCCGCTCTCGCTGCTCGCAGATTATTCTTTCTCTCCTCCGTGTACTTCGTATCTGCGAGCCACCACTCGAACAATTCGTCTCCTAGCACACCGCAAGCCCCACCGGGGCCCCCCTTAGGTTCTGCACCGCATTGAGAACGTAACCGAGCGTCGTGATCCAGAACCCCATTGTGAATGGGATCAAAAATTCCCATGAGATTAGGAATGCAAGGCGTGAGCCTGGACCGAATAAAATGTTGAACAAACTTCGTGAACTCCACTTGAGTAGCCTTAGACATAACCGGCAACTTAGCGTCCAATCTTTTGTTAACACAGCGATCAACAACAAACCAACTGTTACGGTTTGGGCAGGGTGGTGCGTAACCATGTACATAGCCCCATTGTAACCGTCTAAAATTGCGTGAAGGACGGGACTGCGCAGACGGTCGATAGCTCTTACGTTTCTTTCGAATATTTCCGTGGGGACTTGGGTATGGCACCCCTGCAAGGTCCGGTTCATACCCGGTTGCGTATACCTTTGTATCGAAGCTAGATTGGGCCATTCTGGAGGTTTGCGTACAGTACATAGACCCACGCTGGTGCTGCACGCTGTGGAATTTAACTGCTGTGGACCGATCGCCATCGCCACAAACTCCGAAGCAGCCGCAACATGCAATGCTATTGTATCAGGAACGTTTAGTTGTATCACATTGCTAATTTTGGTACGTATATTACGCTTCAAACTAATCTCGTTCACATCCATCGGGACTGTATGCAGCGCTTCAGACACTGCATGGGGGCAAAACACCCACGTGTACACATCTTCTGCTCGAACCTCCGGCCCTAACAGCCAGTCTCGAACTCGCGTGCCCCACTCGATCGAATCTTCCACTGTATCAGGCATAAAGATACTGCGGAATGGCCGACGCGGCCTGACCCGTTGAACTTCGATGAACCCAATCATGACATCCC